ATAGTCACATCTTAGCCGTTCACGGTCACAGAAACAGCGATCTGGAGAAACTCTGCATCAGCCTGATTCACGCTGGAGATATTGACCGATGAGGCGACGGTGAGGGACTGGCAAGTTCCGCCGAGCGTCTCGTCAGCCTCCAACGCTGCACGCACGCTCTTCGCCCCAGAATAGGCAAGGTACTGATCTAGTTCCGCGAACGCCCTATCGTCCGTGTATCGACCGACGATGACGTAAACGGTTACGTCGTATTCCACCAGACCGCCAGCCATCGCACGGTGATAGCGGATGTTGTTGATAACGGGGAAACCGATCGGCGGATTGGTCTGCGGAGGCTGATACGAGAACACTCGCAGCCCAGAGATCGTCGCCAGCCTGTTCTTCAGCCCGGTCACCACCTGCGTAGGGGTAGCAGGCATCAGGCGATCGCCACCTTGCGGTAAGGGTCAAGGAAGTCGCGCACATCGGGATCGACCGCACGCACCTGAATCGCCATATCCGCGAAACCGACAACGCCCAGCGCAGCGTTGTACCGTGCGAAACCGCGGATCGATAGCAGAACACAAGCTTCACGAATGTCGTGAGGGACGGAAGGGTATCCCCAAACGCCAGTGATCTCAACACCAGGCAACGCCGGGTAAGTGAAGATCGGGAACGTCTTCGCGCCAACAGCCGTAACACGCCAATACGGGATACTGTTCAGGTTCGCGTCGTATGGTTCCAGCGCATAGTCCTGTCCAGCCGTCCAAGTCGTAACAAACGTCTGATCCCCGTCGTCGTCAGTCTTCAGGGTCGTCACCGAAACGAGGTCATCCTGCAGGAACAGGGTGTCGATGTACCGTGCGAAGAACTTGACGGTCGCGTTCTTCTGGTAGAAGAACCTTCCGCAATACCCGTCAATACGACGCGAAGCACCCTCAATGGAACGCTCTAGTTTCGCGTCGTCAGTGTTATCGGTGATCATCAACGCTGACTTCACCTCAGCCAAGGTGCAGTAACCGTTTGTGATCGCCACGTCAGACCTCGCGTTTCTTGCGCTTCGCCTTCGGTGCTACCGCACGCTCTGACTCAACTTCCAGAACAGCAGCCTCAACCTCTACTGGCGCGGTCACAGCATAGCGTTTCAGCAAGTCGTCAATCTGCTTAACACGATCGGGACGATTGCGCTGAACATAACCCAAACGCTCGTTCAGCAGGGACGCGATAAGAATGTCTTGCTTCTTCATGTTTCACTCCAGAAATGAGTATGGGGAGTGCTCGTTTCCGAACACTCCCCACACTACAGGTTGTATCTATCTAACGTGAGTTAGAAGGTCGGGGTAACCAATCCCGTGCCACCGATCAACGCGAAAGCGTTGGGGTAGCGGTTAGCGGTGAACGCAGAGTAACCATAAACAATCATGGTCACGTCCAGTTCGGCAGCCTTCGGCTGCTCGAAGCGGAGCATCATCGGTGCGCCATCGCCCTGTTCCCACAGGTGCGCTTCTTGCGTGTTGCCGATGATGATCACGTCCTCGTTCGCGCCTGCGCCATTCGTCGTGATGACGTTGGCATCGGTGATGACCGGGAGTCCAGCGATCGTGTAACCGCTGTTGCCGTACACAACGCTGCCCTGACCGACCGCAACCGCATTGAACGCCCCGTTGCCGACCGGGACGGCGAGAGGACGGTTCTGCAGGTCGAGCGACGACAGAATCCACGCCAAACGACGGGGATGCATCAGGATGAAGTTTGGTCCACCGAAGAAGTTGGTCTGAATGCGCTGAACGCCATCCAACAGTTTCGGATACAGTTCCGCGACCGACGGCGAACCATCGGTGTAGGTGATGACCTGCGTGATGACGTTCGTCATCGACGTTGCGCTCGTGGTGACCCAGTTCGCGTCAAGGTTGGTGTGGTAAGCCGAGACGAGATCCGCCATGACCAGCGAATCCACGTTCGTACCACGCTCCAGAGCCTGACGGCTGACGTTCTGCTGACCAGCGATCGTGACGACCGACAGATCCAACTTGGTGTCATCCATGTTGGTTTCCTGAACGCCTGCACCCTCGGTCTGGACGGCAGTTGCCGAACCAGTTGTCACCTTGCTGATGGAGATCGTGAGACCCTCAGCAGGGAGAGCGTGCTTACGGGCAACGTCAAGGAACGGACGACCGGCGCGAGCAAACGGTGCTGCGAGTTCGGTCAGGAACTGCGGAACAATGAGTCCAGCAAAGTTGGCGCTGGTAACGTCACGACGCTCCACGCGCTCCTCGTTCATGTGACGCGAGAGACGCTCACGCGCATCGTAGTCACCGAGAACCTGGGCACGGAACGCATCGGCAACGAACGAGTGCTCACCGCGCTCGCTGTAGGTGCGAGGCTCGCTCTTCACCTTGCTGGTTGCCTCAACGATCTTCGTCTCGCTGCGAACTTCGGCAGCCTTGGCGGAACGTGCTTCCAGTTCCTCGTGACGAACGATCTGCTCGTCGAGACCGCGCACCTCTTCCAACTTCGCGGCGATTGCCACGTCTTCGTCGGCGGTGAGGTCGCGCTTCTCGGTCTGGGCGATCGCCACAAACTGATCGGCTTCGGCGAGAAGCGCAGAACGCTTCTCTTTGAGTGTGTCTGAGTACTTCATTTCTGCTCCCAATGTGAGGATGGTTGGTTGAGCAGTGGTGGCTTGAAGTGTTACCGGCTTCGCTCCGACTGCTGATGACGTGCGATTGCCAACTGGTTCTTACGAAGCAACAGGCTGTTCGCGCTATTCACGATAGCCTGATCGCCCTTCTTACGCAACTCTGCAACAGTTTCCTCGTAAGCCGGGAACGTGACGATGGAAACGTCGTACAACTGAACTTCCTTCAGTTCGCGCATCGACCGATCACGGTTCCACGAATCCTTGATTGTGCGGAACGCGAAACTCATCTGGGTCATATCACCGCGACGCATAGCCGACAGAACGCGCTGCGCGTCGGGATTCATCGGATCAAGGTCTGCTTCCACGCGGAGACCGCGCTCGTCCTCAACCATCTGCAAGGTTCCCGACTTAGAACGGGCGAGGGGAATGCCTTCGTGGTCGATGAGCAGGCGCACGTCAGCACCGTCGTTCAGGGTCTTAGTGAACGCGCCACGGCGAACATACTCAATCCAAGGAAGCGGTTCGGACGGGGAATCAAATACGGCTGCGTAACCGACGAGTTTGGTGGAATCGCCCATGGCACGGACTTCCAGATTGCTGTAGGCAACGGAACGTCGTTCGTCCTTAGGGACGGTTACCCACGCGATAGTTGCCGTATCAGTCATCGTGTAATCCTTCGGTGCGCTGCGTTCAGCATAGCCGATTCGTTTACGCTCTTCATCCATCTGTCGCACGATGCCCTCTGCGTAGTTCTGTGCGCGACGTGCCGACTCCTTCGTACTTCCGCCACCCCATAACAGCATCGCGACGAGACCGGGCGTAATCTCGTCACCCTGAACAGCGTCAAGATCGACGATGTGGCGAGCGATCCAGGGACCAATCCTACGCCATTTGGCTTCGCTGAGGATTTCGCCGTTCGCCATCTTGGCTGCGTCTTCTACGGTTTGCGGTCGGAGACCTTCGCCAGATTCGCCTTGTTCGTGCAAGTCCAGACCGCGACGCGCCGATTCCGCCATGAAGTCTGGGGCGACCATCTTAATCGCACGGGATTCGTATTCCATCCCTTGCTCTTCTGGTTCTTGGAACTGTTCAGACAGTTGCTCGGCTACAAACTCGTCGGGCGAATACACATCGACACCGAGCGACGCGACCGCTTCACGGTTCATCTCCGAGTTATCCACGAAAGCGTCAATCTCGTAGCCTTCATCAAGCAAGGTGCGAATAACGTCTTGCTTGAACACGGTGACCGCTGATGGCTCCGTCGATCCTTCGTTCATGATCAGTCGCACGTAACCGACCCCAGCATCCGACAGATGTTGGACGGTCTCCTCCCGTGAAGTTTCCTTACGACCCGTCAGGAGAATGACTGGGTATTCGGAACCATTGACCACCGTGATCACGTCTTCTATCGGGCGAGAGCCGTCAGCGAGAAGCGTTCCGTCAATATCCACAACTAGAACTTCTTGGTCTCCGTGTGGTTGCCATGCATTGCAGTAATAGGCACCGTCTACATACGCATCCCATTTCTGGCAATACGCCTTGTCCCCTTGGACCATTTCTTCGTTGTAGAACATACAGTTACCGCAAGCACGACCTTCTGGAACATCGGAAGATAATGCTGGTCGATAGTTATCTGGCAATGCTCGTTCTCCACCCGGCTCGATGCCTTCCGAGATAGACACAGCAACCATCTGCTCAATCGCTGCTTCTTTCGTGCTATGGCAACCAATCACCGATCCGTCGTCCTTCTGAACAGCCCAGCCTGCACAGTCGGGATTCTGGTCGCTAATGAAGTACGGCATCGTCAATCAACATCCGGGGTCATCACACGCAGATCTGCTGTACCGACTTGCGCCGTGACGACCGCATACAGCGTCTCCTTCAGTGGCAACAAGATTTGATGCGGTGAAGTGTGCTTCTCCAACGGAAGACCATTCGCGGTGGTAACGGAACTGTCACCGATGTAGATCGTCGCACTGGTAACGATCTGTACATAGATGTAGCGGTTCTTGTCATCTGGGTTCACGACGATTGTTGGCGTTGTTCCGACATTCACGACCGATGATTTCATTCTGGTGTCTCCGCATCTGTTCCGATTTCTGTATCAGCCGTCGATCCACCGCTCGGCGTAACGGGAGCGAAGAACACATCTCCGCCTTCATACGGTTCACGGTTCTCCATCTGCCGTGCCTCGTTTGGCGAAAGAGTTCCGCTGAGGATCTGAATACGTTGCGCGTTCACGCGAGTCGTTACGTCAGCACGCATGAACTCGTCAGCATTGAAGCGCACGAACTGAGTCAGCGGAAGCATCTCGGAGATCGCGTCCTCAATCCGTCGCATCCACGGCAGCAGCGTGTAGCGCACGAAGTTGATGCCAGCCTGCTCAACATTCTGATAGGTCTGACTATCGCCACCGGAACCGCCGATCATGTGGATCGGGATACGGTAAGCACGGGCGATATCACGGATCACCGACTCACGATGCTCGATCATCTGCATATCGGCTGCGCTGGTGGTGATCGGTCTCCACTTCATACCCTGCGTGAGCACGGCAGGCTTACGACGCTTGTTGTGGGTATCCGACCACGTTTCACGGAGGAGTCGTGCCTGATCTGGCGTGAGTTTCTGATCTGTCTCTAGAACCGACGACGGCGTTCCACCCTCACCGTAGAACTGCGACAGGAAGCGATCCATCGCGATACCCATACCGATTGTGTTCCGCTGAACTTCCAGCGGTGACAGACCACGGATCTTGCCGGGGAAGATGATCCAATGAATGGCACGGATGACCTCAGGGCTGAACTTCTGTTTCCCGATCTCGTAGATCAGCGTGCCGTCCTCCACGTCGGTTGCACCCTTCACCTGATTCGGGTGAATGTTGATCATTTCCGGAGGTAGTTCGCCGGGGATGCGCGGAGCGTAGATGTAGGCAGTTCCGTGGAGAGCCATCATGAGCACCGTCTGATGAATGAACTCAAACATCGTCTGCTTCTCGTTCGGCTTGTACAGCACGGACGGAGTAGGGAGTTTCACTTCGCGACCACCGCGCTCTTCCAACAGTTCCAACGGCATCACGGAGATAGCGTCGGCGAGCAGGGTGACCGCAGCCATCAGCGCAGAGTGTGCGAAAGCGGTAGTCTCCGAAACGATCTCACCCGAATAGTTCGGGAAGTAGGGGCGAGCCGTTATCTGGTAAGGGTCGATGTTCTCTGGCAGCGCACGGGTTTCACGTCTGAAGATGCTCATGCCAAGAAGTACCCGATCGCGATAAGGGAGATGCCGGCTGCAATGATACCAGCCGACAAAGCCAGAGATCCTATCCCGACCACCACCAACACAACTCCCAACAACTCGCAACTCGTTGTGATGATGCCGCGAGAGAACCTGCTACGCACTCCTGCTACCCGTTCTTTCAGTCCCATACGTTCACCACACTAGGAGAAGTGTCAGGGTCTTGCCTACGAGTAGCACGGTCTAACGCCATCACGAGCGCGATACAAGCGTCGATCTTCCGCTTGCTCTTACCCTTGGACAGTCGCCAGCCGTTGTCCGTCATGCGTTGCGCTGCACTGAGAACCTGATCCGTGAAGGTTGGCGAGCCGTTGTGCGCGACCTTGCCCTGAACGATCAACTCGTACGCCTGACCGCAGGCAGGGATCATTCGCGCCCCGGTCTGTGGGAACTCCACCATCGGCAGCCCGTCATCGGAGAGAACCTCCGC